GCATGGAGATTAATACTATGATGCTACCTGACTACCTTGAACACGCGCTGATGGTTGCCGGGGCACTCTACCTCGGCCTGTGCATGGTTCTGCTGTTTGGCTTTATGACGGCAGGCATCGTCATCGGGGAGCAGTTCTGGAGCGACAAACGGATGGGGAAAACCCTAAAAAAGGAGCGGGAACCATGAAGACGTACATGGGAACCAAGGCCATTCTGGCCCGGCCAATGAACCGGCAGGAATATAACGACTACCGTGGCTGGGAGCTACCCGCCGACGAGAACGGGGCCAACGAGAACGGGGCGGATGAGGGCTTCCTGGTCGAGTATATCAACGGCGGCGGGAGCAACCACCCCGATCACGACGGCTACATCAGCTGGTCGCCCCGCGACGTGTTCCATGAAGCGTACCAGCCCACCGAAGAGGGTATGGACTTCGGCCACGCGCTGGAGTGCATCAAGCGGGGCGGGCGTGTCGCGCGGGTCGGCTGGAACGGCAAGGGGATGTTCCTCTTCCTGGTGCCGGGCAGCACCTTCAAGGTGAACCGCCCGCCGTTGACGGGTATCTACCCCGAAGGCACCGAGATCAATTACCACGCACACATCGACATGCGCACGGCAGACGGGCAGATCGTGCCGTGGCTGTGCTCGCAGACCGACATGCTCGCAGAAGACTGGGTGCTCGTCGGCTGATGACCGCGAAGACCTTCTCCAAAGAAGAGCTGGATCGCCGGAACTCCGATTCCGAGATCCAGGTCGAGATCGAGCGCGACCTGGCCGAGCGCAAGCTGGCCGGTATGCGTCTGCGCGAGATCGAGGAGAAGGAGCGCCAGGCACTGGCTGACAACCCGGCGGAGTACGCCCGGCGCGAGGCGGCGCGGCGGCGGCTGTGCCGGGACAATTTCCTGCCGTTCGTGATGCGCTTCAACCCGGACTACATCCCGGGCTGGGTGCACAAGGACATCTGTCGCCGGTTGGAGAAGTTCAGCGACGACGTGGCCAACCGGCTGAGTCCACGTCTGCTGCTGACCATGCCGCCGCGCCACGGCAAGAGCCAGCTCACGTCCAAGGGCCTGCCGCCGTGGCATCTGGGGCGCTACCCGAACCACGAGGTCATGGCCTGCTCGTACTCTGGCTCGCTGTCGGTCAGCTTCTCCCGGATCAACCGGGAGATTATCCGCGACCCGGCGTACCAGGCGCTGTTTGAGACGCGCCTGCACCCGGATTCCCAGGGCGCGGAAGCGTGGATGACGACAGAAGGTGGGGGCTACATGGCAGCCGGTGTCGGCGGTGCCATCACCGGTAAAGGTGCCCACGTCCTGATTATTGATGACCCGGTTAAAAACCGGGAGGACGCCGAGAGCGAAGCCAGTCGCCAGAACACCTGGGACTGGTACACCTCGACCGCGTACACCCGACTCGCCCCCGGTGGCGGGGTCATCGTCATCCTCACGCGATGGCACGATGATGACCTCGCTGGCAGGCTCACCGAGGCCATGAAGGAGGGGGCAGACCAGTGGGAGATCGTCAATTACCCCGCTGAAGCGACTGATGACGAGACGTACCGGGGCAAAGGTGAGGCGTTGCACCCCGACCGGTACGACCTGGACGCGCTGAGCCGGATCAAGAACACGATTGGCCCGCGCGACTGGGCAGCCCTGTATCAGCAGAATCCGGTGCCGGATGAAGGGGCCTTTTTCACGCGCGAGCACATCCAGTGGTACGACTACAACGACCCCGGCGCGCTGCCCAACGACAGGGAACTGGTCCACTACAGCGCGTGGGACCTGGCCATTGGCGAAAAGCAGGAGAACGACTACTCTGTGGGCGGCATCGTGAGCATCGACCAGAAAAATGACCTGTGGGTCCGCCATGTCAGGCGCGGTCACTGGGGGTCACTGGAACTGTGCCGTCAGATCCTGGGGATGTTCGACCAGTGGCGACCGGACCTGACGGGTATCGAGAAAGGCATGATCGAAATGTCGATCGGCCCCTTTCTGCATGAAATGAAGGAAGAAAAACGGATATGGGACTTCTCCTACACCGAACTCAAGCCCGGGAAGCAGGACAAGGTCGCCCGTGCACGCGCCGTGCAGGGCATGTGGGAAGCCGGAAAGATCCACATCCCGTTCAACGCCCCGTGGACCGAGTCCTTCGTGAGCGAGTTGCTGCGCTTCCCCACAGGCGTAAACGACGACCAGGTGGACTTCTTCGCCTGGATCGGCCAGATGCTGATGCTGATGAACCCGGCAACCATCCGGCTGGAGAAGAAGCCGAGCTGGAAAGACAAGCTACACCGTTTCTCCCGAGGGGGAGACGTCAATCGCAAAAGCGCCATGAGCGCATAAAGGAGTAGATCGATGACCGCACAAACAGCAATAGAACAGCAGAACCCTCCGTACTTCAAATCGGGGGAGAACGTCACCGTGGAGGCTGGGATCAATGGGTTTATTGTCCACACCGAAGACGGGCAGCTCATCGCCCAGAACCCCAATGACCTGCTCGGCATCGTCCTCGCGGCCACGACGAATCACGCAGCCTTCGTGGCGCGTCAGGAGGCCGAGAAAAAAGCGCAAGCCCAGTACCGCGAACAGACAGCCGACCAACACATCGAAACAGACGACGCAGCCTGATTGGGCCGTCCTGACCTGGAGAAGTCACCATGGAAGCCGCTACCAATAAAGTAGAGAAGCTCAACCTTGCAGCAAAGAAGGATGAGCAGGCGGCCCTTGAGGAGTGGGATCGCTACCGCCGCGCAAAGGACCTGGGGCATGACGGGTACCTGGAGCGTGCGCAGAAGTGCGACAACTACTACCGTGGTGATCAGTGGGACCCGGCAGACAAAGCCAAGCTGGATAAGCAGGGCCGCCCGGCGCTGACCATCAACCAGATCCTCCCGACCATCAACACGGTTCTCGGGGAGCAGGTTACCCGGCGCGCGGACATCCGCTACAAGCCCGGCCAGGACGGGACGGAAGAGAAAGCGGCGGCGCTCACCAAGCTGGCCCAGGCCATCATGGACAACCAGCAGTACGATTCGCTGGAGTCTGAGGTCTTCGCGGACGGGATCATCCAGGAGCGGGGCTACTTCGACATCCGGATCGCCTTCGACGACAACCTGATGGGTCACGCGGAAATCACGGTCGAGGATCCGCTGGACATCATCCCGGACCCGAACGGGAAGAGCTACGACCCGGATAGCTGGCAGGAAGTGACCAAGACCCGCTGGTGGTCACTCGATGAGATCGAGGTCGAGTACGGCAAGGACATGCGCGACAAGGTCGCCCACGTCGCGACCCACGACCGGACCCAGGGACCGGACAGCTTCAAGTACGAGAACACGTTCTCCGATGAAGACAACCGGCACATCGAAGCCTGGGCGAGCCACGACCCGGCCAACCGACAGGTGCGCTCGGTACGCGTGCTTGAGCGCCAGTTCTGGAAGAACTCCACGGTGTACTTCTTCGTCGATCCGGAAACGGGTGACCAGAAGCGCGTGCCCGAGAACTGGAACCGGGAGAAGCGACGCGGGTTCGCCAGCCAGTTCAACCTGTTCCTGCACAAGAAGACCGAGCGCCGGGTCCGGTGGCGCGTCTGCGCGGACAAGATCATGCTCCACGATTCCTGGTCGCCATACCGGGCGTTCACGATCGTACCGTACTTCCCCTATTTCCGCCGGGGGAAGACGACGGGCGTCGTGAGCAATCTGCTGGATCCGCAGGACCTGTTGAACAAGCTGTCCAGCCAGGAACTGCACGTGGTCAACAGCACCGCCAATTCCGGCTGGATCATGTACAAGGGGTCGCTGGACAACATGACCGACGAAGAGCTGGCGGCACGCGGCTCCGAGACCGGGGTCGTTCTGTCGGTGAAGCCGAACGCGCAGCCACCTGAGAAGATCCAGTCGAACACAATCCCGACCGGTCTTGACCGGATCGGCATGAAAGCGGCCAATAACATTCGGGAAATCTCCGGGGTCAACGAGGGCATGCTGGGTCTCACGGGGTCCGAGGTCTCTGGGGTCGCGATCGACTCCAAGGAGAAACGGGGCCAGGTTCAGCTCCAGGTCCCCCTGGACAATCTGGCACGCACCCGGCGCATGGTGGCCAAGCGGCTGCTGAATCTGGTGCAGGCGTTCTATACCGAACCCCGGGTGATCAATATCACGCGTGACCTGCCCAAGGAAGGCGAGCCGGGCTTTGAGCAGCTGCAATTGAACATGCCGACGCCCGAGGGAGAAGTCCTCAATGACATCACCACCGGCACGTTCGATGTCGTGATATCGAGCCAGCCGAGCCGTGACACGTTCAACGACACCCAGTTCGCGGAAGCCCTGGAGCTGCGCAGCGTAGGGGTCATGATTCCGGACGACCGGATCATTGAATACTCCAACCTGGAGAAGAAGCACGCACTCGCAACGGAAGTCCGTGAAATGACGGGCCGTGGCGAAGTGACACCGGAGCAAGCGCAGATGCAGGCAATGATCCAGCAGATGGAACTCCAGACCATGCAGCTCAACGTGGCCAAGCTGGAAGGCGAGGTCATGAAGCTCCGCGCAGAAGCGCAGAAGGTCCTCATGGAGACCGGTGCGATTCCGCAGGAGCTGGAACTGAAGCTGTCCGAGCTGGAAATGAAGGCCCAGATCGAGCGCGAAGGTTTCGAGGTCCGCTCACGCCTGGCCCTGCAATCCGGCTACGACGCCATGCAAAAAATCATGCTGGAGCACAAGGGCAAGCAGACGCAGCAACTGCTCCAGTCAGCACTCACCCCGCAACCCACCGGAAACTCTTCCCGGTCATAAAAGGAGACCCAAATGGGTACCAAAGCAGCAGCAGCACCCCAGCCTGAGAGCGAAACGGATAACCCCTATATCGGGGGGTCCGCTTCGTTTAACGACCTGGACGATATGACGCCCGAGGAGCAGGCGGCCTACGACGCAGAGATGCGCGGTGAGATGGAAGAGACCGACGACACGCCGGAACCCGAGCCTGAGACGGACCCGGAACCGGAACCCGAGCCTGAGACGGACCCGGAACCGGAACCCGAGCCTGAGACGGACCCGGCCACCGACCAGGAAGAACTGGACGCGGCCAATCCGGGCGAGGATCCGGAGCCTACGGGCGACGACGAGGGCACCCCGGAGCCGGAAGTCCCGGCGCGCGATAACGACGAGCCTCGCGTGCCCAAGGGGCGGCTGGATCGCGAGATCAGCAAGCGCCGGGAACTGGAGCGCCGGATTTCAGAAATGGAATCCAAGCGCCGGGTCGAGGAAAGCACGGCGGACGATACGCCCATCACCCTTGATGATGTGCTCGACGCCGAGGCGGTCACTCGCGCCCTGGACATGAACCTTGACGGCAAGAACTCAGAAGCCGCCAAGATTCTCATGGAGCAGATGACCAACGCGATCACTGCCGGGGTGACACAGGGCCGTTCGCAGATGCGCACGGAAATGGATGCGCGGACCGATGCCGCCGTGAACCAGGCCGTGGGCCGGGTCAGTCAGCAGTCGCTCCAGGAGCGCTATGACACGGTCGTCGACCAGGTTGAGGCGGACTACCCCATCTTCAACCCGGAGTCGAACCAGTTCGACGATGAGCTTGCCGGGCGGGCAGGGAGCATGATGCGCGCGCTCCAGGCGGACGGACTCTCCGCCGATGAGGCCCTGAGCGAAGCGGTCAATCTGACGCTGACCCGGCACCGCCCGGAGCTGCTGAAAAAGGACGAGGCTCCGGCACCAGAGGAGACACCGGCCCCGCCAAGCGCCAACGCCAACAAGCCCACACCGGAGAGTCGCAAGCGCAACGCTGAAGCAGCCGCAGCGCAGCCGAGCCGGGAGGGCGGACGCTCCAATACAGCAGGGGACGGGAAAGTTGACCTCGATACCCTGACTGAGGAGGAGTTCGACGCTTTGCCCGAATCGACCAAAGCGACACTTCGCGGCGACTCTCTGTAGGAAGGGCTGATTGGGCAGGCCCGCATATCCCGTTGATATGCGGGCTTTTTTATTGCTTTTAGAAAAGGTCGGGTGCTATTATAGGCAGTGCCTATAGCGTGAACCGGAACACGACAAAACATACCGCGTATTTCTAGGCTCCTCCCAGTCAGGGAACCAGACTGCGTATCGATGGCCTCCGCGAGAGTGAGGACGGTTGTTTAGACAGGCCCGAGAGACTGTCGCTTAACTGTTTTTCATTATGAGGTAAGCCACAATGGCTGATACAAATTTCACGGCTCTGACCACTGAGCGCAAGAAGGTCTGGTCACGCGACGTCTGGAAGGTTGCCCGCAACAACTCTTTCCTTTTCAATTTCATGGGTTCCGATGCGAACTCCATGATCCAGCGCATCACTGAACTGACGCGCACGGAACGCGGCGACCAAGCCGTTATTACGCTGGTACCCGATCTTGAAGAAGACGGTGTTACCGGGGATAACGACCTGGAAGGGAACGAAGAGGCGATCAAGGCATACGACCGTGTGATCACGATCGACATGCTGCGTCACGCCAACCGTTCCGGCGGTAAGATGGGCGAGCAGAAGTCCATCGTGAACTTCCGCAAAACGTCCAAGGATGTCCTGGGTTACTGGCTGGGCGACCGCCTCGACCAGATGGGCTTCCTGACGCTGTCTGGCATGCCCTACACGGTCAAGCCTAACGGCGCACTGCGCCCGGTACGCGCGACGGGTCGGAACCTGTCTGACCTGGCCTTTGCCAGTGATGTCGCGGCTCCGTCCTCGCAGCGCCATATCCGTTGGGACTCCAACGCAGGCCGACTGCAAACCGGTGATATCACCGCCATTACCCCTGATGACACCCCCAGCTATGAGATGCTGGTTCTGGCCAAGGCGCAAGCCAAGGAGCAGTACATCAAGGGCCTGCGCGGCAAGGGCGGTGAAGAGGTGTACCACGTCTTCATGAACCCCACCGGCATGGCAAAGCTGAAACTGGACCCGGACTATATCGCCAACGTGCGCCATGCGTACCAGCGCGGTGCATCCAACCCGGTGTTCAGCGGCACCACATCGGTCATGGCTGACGGCCTCATCATCCACGAGTTCCGCTACGTGCCGAACACGCTGGGTGCTGATGCGCTGACGGCCATAGGCGACAACGGTGTCCTGGGTAATAAGTGGGGCGACCACGCTGCCACGGCAGGCGGTGTCGACGGCCAGCGCATCCTGATGTGCGGCGCACAGGCGCTCGGCTTCTGTGATCTGGGCACTCCGGAATGGAACGAGGAGTGGTTCGATTACAAGAACAAGGGCGGCATCAGCATCGGCAAGATCTTCGGCTTCCTGAAGCCGGACTTCTACTCGCCGGTCAATGGTGATGACCAGGACTTCGGTGTGATGTGCATCGACACCGCGATCTAAACGGTCGCCTGACGCTCCCCGCCCCCGGGCGGGGGCGTTTCTCCTTTTGATAATCCCAGGAGTGCCCTATGGCCAACCCGAACCTTTCACAGAAGTCCACTGAGAAACCGGCGGAGAAGCCGGTGGAGACTCCGGCAAAAACACCTGAACCTAAAGACGCTCCAGCTCCCGCAGCCGGTGGCGGCTTACGCAAGGTAACGTCACCGCAGAACCTGCGGGTCGTAACCAAAGACATGGTGGTCGTCCAGCTCAAAGCTGGGCAGCCTCGCGATCTCCCCGAGCATCTGGTGTATGCCGCTCAGGGAATTGCAGCCGAGAAACAGATCCAGCTTACTGTCGAGTAAGGGAGTATGGGAACGCGCCAAGTATCGTACATTGTTGAGCGTGCACGCTACCTGATCCAGGATGATGCCGGGGTACGCTGGACGGACCCCGAGCTGATTGCGTGGCTCAACGATGGCTTGAAAGAGCTGGTCGTTCTCAAACCCACCGCCAACAGTTTGCGGATCAACCAGTCACTCGCGCCGGGGGTGATCCAGCCCCTGCCGAGTGGCACCCTACATTTGCTCCGGGCGACACATAACGCGGTGTCCGGAAAGCCGTGTCGACTGGTGGACATCGACCGCCTCGATGCCACGGAACCCGGCTGGCGGGCCTTGGGCGAAACCAAGGACGCCGACCATTACATCTACGATGCGACCGTTCCGTTGGAGTTTCAGGTATACCCGCCAAACGACGGCACGGGTGCCCTGTCGATCACGGTAGCCCGTCCCTTCACTGACCTGACGGCCCTGACCAACACGGTACCGGCAGATGATGTATACGTGCCGGTGCTGGTCGATTATCTGCTGTATCGGGCCTACTCCAAGCACTCCAAGTTCGCGGGGAATGAGCAGCGTGCCGCTGCTGCCTACAACCGATTTCGCGGCGCGCTCGGGGCCAGACTTCAGTTTGAAGCAGCACTGGACCCGCACACGACCAACAAGAACCAGCAAAAGGGTATTGAGTGATGGCTGAATACAGCGACCTCATGCCAGAGATCCTGCCGCATGTGATGAGCTGCCCGGTGCCGAGTATCGCCCAGGCGATCCGCTCGCAGGCCCAGCGATTCTTCCACGAGTCGCAGGCGTGGATTCATACGTTCAGCGAGACCATTGGCAAAGGCGACACCAGTGTCGCAATTAGCAATCTGCCGGTGGACACCCGTATTGTCGCGCCGCTTGAGGTTTACCGCGACAAGGAGCCGATGGCCACGGCCAACCACCGGATGCTCCGGGAGCATTACGGCGAGAATTTTGCGTCTATCCAGGACAAGCCCGAGTTCCTGTTTCTGGCCGACCACAGCAAGGATACGTTCACGCTGGCCCCCACGTCCAAAGGGGCGTACACGATCAGCGGGCGGGCGGCGATCAAGCCGGTCCGGGGTGCCACGGGCATCCCCGACGGCATCCTGGATGAGTTTGCCGATGGCATCATCCACGGGACGCTGTCACGGCTCATGGAGATCCGGAACACGGAATGGTACGACCCGAATCTTGCCGGGTTCCACTACAACGCCTACCGGGCGGAAGTGGATCGCGCGCAAGAGATCGCCCGGCGCACGAACACGTCACGCATCTTCACGACGGGGTACGGCGGGATATGAGCGTACGCGTGTATGAAGTGCCGTTCGCTGACGTCCACCAGATGGCCCCGTTCATCGCACCCTGTCTGCTTATGGCAGCAGAGAGGTCACAGGGCCAAGTGACAGTGACCGAGCTGATGCGCGGAATACTGGACGGGGAGCAGACGCCCTGGCTGGTATATGACGCCAGCGGGCTGATCGGATGCGTGACCACGGCGGTCGTGAAGCTCCCGGGCAGATGGATCGCGGAGATTGTCAGTGCCGCCGTTGACGCGCCGGAAGTCGACTGGATGCCGGAAGTCGACAGGCGCATCACGGCCTGGGCACGGCAGTACGGCTGCGAGGCCATCGAGGCCACTGGACGAGTGGGCTGGGGCAAAGCGCTCAAGCCCTACGGTTATCGACAGACGTTTATGACTGTCGGAAAGGAGTTGAGCTATGCCGAAGGCTAAAGCCCCGGAACAACGGGCCTCCGCGCAGGAGAGAGCCCTGGCGCAGATCGCTGTCCGGAAGGACCAGCGCCATGAAGAGGCGTTCCGGCCCCTGGAACAGGCGGCAATTTCCGAGCTGGACACGGCAGATGCCGGTAAGCGCTCGGCCATGGTCGCCGGACGGCAGAACGCGGACCTGGAACAGCAGGCGGCAAGCTCGAAAGCTGTGGGCCTGCGCGCGGATGCCACCGCTGGCACGTTTGGTTCAGGGGCGACGACATCGCGCGGATTCCGCCGGGCCGGTGCCGCTGAATCAGGGCGCACGGCCATCAAGACCGGTGCGGACCAGACGGCTCGGGATTCGATCGACGCTGACACTCTGAACGTGATCAAGACGGGGCAGGGCATGGCCCGACAGACGCAGTCGGCCCTGACCGGCGCAGCGCGGCGAGCAAATTTGACGGCGCGCAGCGAACTGGATGCCCAGACCCTCAAAGACCAGGCCCGGGCAAATGCCGTAGGGGAGGTGGGTACTGCGGCGGTTGTCGCCGGGAAAAGTGCCTATGACAAAGCGTTCGGAAATACGGTGAAAACGGGGGAGAACAGGGTTGATCGTCTGACCGGGACAATGATCCCCGGTGGGAAGCACACAGAATACACCTACGGCAATAACGAGCTAAACTCGTTCCAGAAAGGGCTACGCCAGAGGTTCGGTGGCTGATGATCCCATACAACAACCAGCAACTCCTTGAGCGCCTGAGCGGGAGGGGGTCTACCAGTGTCATGCCTGGATCTGTGCGGTACAACGCGCAAGACCCGGACCAGACGATGGCGGACATCACCAAGCGCGATCAGGCGCGTTATGAGCAGGACTATATCCCGGTCGAGGATCAGGCAATCTCCTCGCTACGGAATATGTCCATCATCGATGACGCCAAGGAGCGGGTAGCCGACGGCACAAGCGCCGAGCGCTCACGTGCCCGGGCGACCCGGGACGCCAGCCGGTACGGGTTCCGGCGCACCGGGGCGCAGATCCAAAGCGCCAACCGGGAAGCGAGCCTGGGCAAGGCGACCGGTGACGCCAGCACGCTGAACGAGGCCCGGATCAACCAGTTCGACCGTAACCGGGGCTTTCGCAACGAACTGATCAACATTGGCCGGGGCGTATCGAGTCAGTCAGCACAGGGCCTGTCCGATGCCGCAGGTATGCAGGTTTCACGTGAAAACGCGAACCGTAGCGCCAAGGCAAATGCCAAGGCGTCACAGACAGCAATGATGGGTTCATTAGCAGCTACTGCGCTGATGGTAGCGATCTAAAAGGGCAAGACCATGGCAGAGTATTACTCAAGCGGCTTCCGGGGACTGGAGGCAGGTATGCAGTTCCTGGCGAACCAGGAGCGCACGGCTGCCCTGCGTCAGGGCGTACAGACCCGGGCCGATACCGACCGCTACCGCGTCGATAGCAAAATGCTGGATGCCCGGAATGCCCGGCAAGAGCAGGCGCGCCAATTCGACGTGACCAGCGGACAGCAGCAGCTGGCCATCGATAACGATTTCGAAGCGATGATGCGTGAGCTGGACATCAGTGACACGGAAGTACAGTCCCAGAGCAGACTCCGCGATGCCCAGGGGGAAACCTACCTGGCCAGTGCAGCGGACACCCGGGACAAAACCGGTGCCCGGCAGACGGCCCGTGAGAATGCAGCAGCGGCCAAAGTCCGCGCCCAGATTGATGCCGAGATCATGGACCGCTTCAACGGCGACGCCAAAGCAGCGTTTGCAGACCCGGACTTCGCCCGGCGGACACGGGCAATGGCCAGCGATGTGCTGGGCCGGTCGCCGTCGTTCAAGGGGGCGATCAACCGGAACACCCGGATGACAGTCACCGAGGGTAACCCCCTGCGCGAAATCGACGGCTCGGGTGTCTATGCAATGGCCGGGACGTCGGATATCAACGGCCAGGAGACTGTCGCGACGGCCAGGGGCGGCGAAGTCCGCGCGGGCGGGACTGATGGGGCGTTGAACCTTGACGCCCAGGAGATCCTGGCGGTTCTCGATGCCAAGGCATACCAGAACGGCTACCAGAGCGAGTTCACCCTGAACAACCTGGCCGCCGCCAGCGAAACGCTGGGCGTGACGCCAGAAGAACTGGCCGATCCTGACAATGTTATCCAGTACCTGCAACGCAACACGGGCGATGCCCCGTCTGATGAGGAGGTCCAGGGAGCACGTCCGCCGTTGCAGGCTGCCGGTAATGCGGCACCACAGACACCGGCAGCCCCGGCCCCTGAGCAGCCTGCCGGACCGTCCGCTTTCCGTCGGCAGTTGACGGGGATGAACGCCGTCCACGGTTCCAATCCGGACCGCCTGACAGACTTTGTACAGGGGCGAGGCATGAATGCCGATGAAGCCTCGTTCCGGCGCGGCGAAGTGACGGCGGATAACGACTCCCAACGTGCCATGGCGGAAGATACCGTCGAGACGCGCAACGATATCTCACTGGCAGAGGCCAACGCCGATATTAACAAGCCGAACCGCGACCTGCGGGCACGGCAGGAGCGGTCAAGCCTGCTCTCTAAAGAACGGACAGCGCAGGTGGATACCGCTATCGAAACGGCTATTGCGGAAGTGGACTTGTCCAATAGCAGTGAAGTATTCGACCAATACTTTGAATCCATGCGCCCCGGTGACGAACCGCAGAACCGGGACGTACTGACGCGGGAGGTCAAGCTGGCTTTCCGCCAACCAGAGTCAGTGGCCAAGCTGGAGAGTGCGCTGGGACCAATGAGTAACTGGGACTCCATGGACTACAAAACAGCCACGGACATCATCCTTCTGGGCCGTAAATACGACCATATCCCGAAATGGATCGGACGGTGGATGCCGAACGCCGTGGGTAACGCGCCCAAGGACAACAGTGGGAAAGGTGTCACCGAGGAGGGCATCCAGCGCTGGCGTGAGGGGGAGAGCATCCTGACGCGGAACGAAGGTATATCCCGGCCTTTCAACAAGTAAGAGACCCTTATGGCCCGCACGTTCAGCAGTATCCAGAATGAAGAAATGCCAATCCAGGAATCCCTGGCCGATATGGGCCGGGGGGAGAACAACGGTGCCTGGGACCGTGGCGTTGATTCCCTGCAAGCGAGCCTGTACGGGTTCGCCAGTGCCCTTGGCGGTGCGACAGGCGTCGATATCCTGGAAGAGTGGGGCGCTGAAGGGGCAGAGCGGAACCTTCGCGAGATAGCCGAGAATCCGGCGGAGGTCCATAGCTGGGATGATGTCGACTCTCTCGCAGACTTTGGCACGTACTGGATGGAGACGCTGGGTGAGCAGGCCCCCCAGCTACTGATGGACGCCGGGCTTGCCCTGGCGACCGGCGGCGCAGGCGCGATTGCCCGGCGGACCGCCATGAAGGAAATGAGCAAAAAGAAGCTGGCCGAGATCGGCAAGAAGCTCAAGCGTATGCCCGGGATGGAGAAAGGCTACGCCCGGTTCAACGCGGCCAAGGGCAAAGTGCCCGCGTCGGGCCTTGCCGCCGTGCAGAAAGTCAACGGCAAGATCGGCAACCTGGCCGAAGACCTTGGCCCTGCTGCAATCGGCCTGGGCATGTCCAACTGGGCACAGAACACGGGTGAAACCCAGAACACCTTCGCTCAACGGGGCATCGACCAACCGGGAACAGCGCTGCTGACCGGCGCGGTCAAAGCCTCGCTCGACATGGTCGCCCCGGCACGTCTGCTGGGGATCGCCCGCAAGCTGAATGTCCCAGCGGAAGCCCTGCCCCAGGTCCTGGCCCGGGTGGGCAAGGAAGCCGGGATCAGCGCCACGCAGGAAGGTGCCACGGAAGCGGCCCAAACGCTGGTTGATCAGCTCGCGGTCAATGCCTTTGACGACAGCTACGACCTGTTCTCGCCAGAAGGCATCAACGAGCTGTGGACTGCCGGTACCAAAGGTGCCCTGGTCGGTGGCACGCTAGGCGCAAGCGTTGGCGGTGTCCAGGAAGGGCGAGCCTATGCCAGACGCAAGCAGGAGATTGACCAGGAGTTCGATTCCGCGTTGCGCTCGGCCATGGACCTGGTGGACGAGCAGGAAGGCCGTGCTGAACGGGACGCTGGCCTTGCCGCCCGGACTGATGCACAGGTAGAGACACCCGCCGCGACCGTGATGGAGCCGGAAGGGCAGGACACCATTGACGCGCAGGCAGCGGCCATGGGCGACCCGACTTCCAGCAAGGACACGATGGAAGTGACGGGCGGCTCTCCCCAGCCGAATGAAAGCGCGTTGCCCGAGGGCACGATCAAGCTGCCGACCCAGAACGGGGTCGCATACACGACCAATCAGGAAAAAGCCGATCTCATCGCGGAAACCGGCGGTGACGAAGAGACCATGGGCCAGGTGATTTTCAATGCACCCGGCGGCAAGCGCAAAGGCAACGGCCAGGTGGTCGTGGCCCAGGATGCCCGTGGCAACCCGATTTTTGAGCGGGCGACCAACGACGACGATATCAATGCCGACATCGAAGAAGCGATGCGGCAGGCCCCGGAAGGGGGTGACGTAGGCGTCGCTACCCAGGAAGAAGTGATCCAGGCCCGGATGACCAACCGGGGAGACTCAGTCACCATTGACCGGGGCGGGGATACGCTGGAAGTCCAGCAACTGGACAAGCAGCCTGAAGAGCAGCGCCGGTCAGACCAGGTCATTGAAAGCACCATGGACAGCCGGGAGCAGTCGGCTCTACAAGCCGCGCTCAATGAAACGATCCGCGACCCGAAGGTACGCGAAGGCGCGCGGCAGGTGCTCAACGGCGAACGCACGGTCAGCGAGGAAATCCAGCAGCAGTTGATGACGCTGGTCGGCCCCGCGTTCAACCGGATCCTGAACGAGGACGCTGATCAGTCCGGCCATCAACGGGCGGACTACGTGCCCGAGCAGGAGCCAGAGAAGACAAGTGCCCCGACAGATCTGGAGGATTTCGAGTCCCAGGACGGCTGGGAAGGTGGGGACTTTGACGCCGCGACCATGACGCGGGATATAGACACTGTTTACGGCGACAGTGTCGACTACGCCCTTGAGAATCAGGCCCCGGAGGGGGCACAGATTGCTCCCGTGCTGCGGGATGAAGTCTACCCGGATCGGCAGGCAGCGGAAGCGGCACTGGCATCGCTGCCGGAAGACAGCATGGTCATGGCCAGCCACGTGCAGCGCACGGACAAGGGCTTCCAGATTGCCGAGGAGTTCGTGCCGGACCAACTGGCCTCGTCCAACCTGATTGAGCAGGACCCACAGCTTGCGAAACTGGGCAGCCCCAATAACCGGCGGGTCACGGAGCGCGAATACGCCAACCGTTTCGTCGAAGCGAGCCATGGCAAGGCAACCAATGCCCGCCGGAAACTGTACCGGAACATGGCCAAGCGGGCCAAAGACCGTGAGGCCGCTGGCCAGACCCGGATTGCCGCCCAGATACGCACCAGTATGCAGGAGCTGGCAGATAGCATCCTGACCATCACTGACTCCGAGGGTAATGAGCGGAAGATCATCGGCACCGACCTGGTGACTATGGGCCGCCAGATCCTGACCAATCAGGGCACCACGACCCAGATGGAGGGGCGGCAGTGGGACATGAACGCGTTCGGCGCAGCAATCGCCACGCTGGCCGAAAATGGTTGGTCGCTGGTAGAAGCGCCCGGCGTTGATCCGGTAATCGGCGGCGACAAGAACTTCAGCACCGGCAGGGGCAAGGTGGTCCGGCTGTCAGAACTGGCAGGCGCAGACACCCGTGCCCGCAAGAAGGGGAACGACGGATACACGGTCTTTGCCAGTAGAGACGAAGAAACGGGCGAGGCCACCAGCATCGACCCGACGGGGGACCGGGTCACCGAGGAGGTCGCGCGCAAGCGGTCGGCCCGTGCCCGGGTGAAGCAAACGAAAACCCGCAAGAATATCGAAGAACTGTTCAAAGGCGTGCGTGATCCGAAAGGCGCTGCTGGGGCAGCGATCGAGGCGCACGGCAAGTTGCGTGAGCTACGCGGTACCCAGTTTGAACTGCTCGACGGCACGGTTGCGCCAATGCGCGATGTTGATGGTGTCCAGAATGTCGCAGCCGCACAGAAGCAGCAGTTCCGGCGGCTGAAAAGGCAGGAAAAAGGGCTACTGGATCAACGCGACGCGGCACTGCCGACACGCGCCGATGGAAAGCCGGACCCGGAAGCCCGGGCAATGCTACGGGATATGCTGCGCAATCACAGCGATGCTGTGTCTGCACGTGAGCGTGGCCTGACCGCCCGACAGCGTGCCCGGGGTGCCAAGGAGCCTGATGGGATCCAAGGTGTGACCGGCGTTGAAAATGCCGAGAATAACGAAGACGGGTTCCTGCAAAGCACGGATTCCTACCTGCGTTCTGACACGTCGTTGATTGACGATCCGGCGCGGAATCGCACGATGGCCGAGACGCCCCGCACGCGCCCCGAGCCGACAACGCGATCAGATGCACGGCCAGTGGTTATCTCACGCGCGGACGATGCGCCAACAGCCGCTGGAGCTGTTTCAGAGGCCCGGAGTAACCTGGCGCAGGCGAAAGCCCGGAACGAGGCAGTCGATGACATGACGGTCAGCGGCGGGTTGTCGTTTGACCATCTGGAGACCGACGCAATGAATCTCATTGCGGAGAGTGATCCAGTGCAACGGGAGCAGGCAGCACAGATCAGTCTGGCGGCTGAAAAGACGGTCAATAGCCAGGCCGGTAGAACCATCGGCTACGGCAACCTGGGGTCTGCCGGGAACAGCCGCACCATTGCCAATTTCATCGACGGGATCCTGAAGTCAGTCGGCCTTGACCGGATCAACATGGTGGTCTCGACAGCCACCGCCTTGGACGAGGTATATACTGCCGGGCACATTACCGCCGAAGAGCGGAAAACTGCACGGGAACGCCTGTCCGGTCGCTATGAGGACCGGGTCTACACCGAGTCTCAGCGCGGCAAGCCCCGGTACAAGAACGGGCGCAGGATCGCAGGCTCGCTCCCCGATAACTTCAAGCCGCGTTACGTCGAGGGCATTCCCAAGGCTGCCGTATTTATTCCGCGCGGGCGCACGGGCGTCATCGTGATCAACCCGGGATTCACGAAGAAGAAGGACCTGCTGCTGTCGATCGTCGGCCACGAGGTCGGCCACGGTGTCTATAACAGCATCGAGGAAGTGATCCGTAACCCGCGCAACGCGCGAGAACGCCAACTGCAACAGCGGTTGTTCAAGGCGTATCGGGACGACCGCGAAAACGATGCTGCGTATTCCGCCGATGGTGGGTTCAAGGAATGGTTCGCGGACAAGGTCGCCGCCCAGGCACGGGGAACGCTCCGGGGAACGTCGGAAGAGAACCGTGGGCTGGCCGGGCGGCTATTCCAGAGCAGCGTCGAGCAGTTGCGTGGCGTCTTCAACGAAACCAAGAAGAACACGCACCCGCGCCTGCATCCCCGGAACAAGAAATTCGAGAACGTGATCCGCGCCTACACGGGCGAGAACGTGTTCCAGGAAATGCAGGACTTCGGCTTCGGGGACATGGAGAACCTGGACCTGCCGAACCCGATGACACCGAAGGACGCCGGGATCACCCGCCGCCGGTTCAACATGGGTATCGACCAGGTGCGCCAGCTCGGAGCACGGGCCGGGCGGACCACGAAAAACCTGCTTGAGCAGTTGCTGGATGTCGACAGCCAGATGCGGATTATGAAGCTGAATGAGATTGCAGATCTGATCAGCAAGCGCACCGGCACAATACAAAAGGCGACACCCTACTGGACGGCTGTCGGGCGGGCGCGTGGCGAGTTCATCGGGCAGATTCAGAAAATCCTGCCCAAGCGCATGGATGAGAGCAGCCGGAAGCTGGTGTTCTGGGAGCTGGCACAGGAGCTACCGACCAGCCAGTTGTCTGAAAAAGGCAAAGAGCTGCGCAAGGTCATCAAGAACTTTCACCAGTACCTGCTGGACGCCGGGCTGCCGATCGGGGAATGGGAGAACTACTTCCCGCGCAGCTACAACACGTCCCGGATGACCAGCAAGAGCGAAGACTTTATCCAGGTGCTGGTGGATTCCGGCTGGACGCGGGGCAAGGCCATCGACCTGCACCAGCGTATGACCGAGCAGCGCTCGTTCCGCGACTTTGACGGTTACGCACCAAAGAAACTGCCGATCCAGTTCGACCGGGAGATCGACACCGAAACAGCGCGCAAGCTGATGGACGCTGGGTTTCTGAACGATGACCCGTACCAGGCGCTGACCAGCTACATCGCCAAGTACACGCGGGAAGCGGAGCATCGTCGCATCTTTGGCGGGTTCCATTTCCTCGACGGCTATACCAAGCCTTCGACCCTGGCGGATATGGAACCGGCAGCGCGTGCCCGGGCCGAGAAAAAGAACCGGGAAGCGCTGGAAGGGTATCTGAGTCGATATGAACTGGTCCCTGATGATTACGACAACGGGACGCAGGAAGCCAAGGATGCCTGGCTGGCGAAGGGCATCGAGGACGCACAGCGCCGAGGGCTTGCCGCGTACAACGGAGAAGGCGTCATCATGTGGCTGCATCCGGATGCCCGGCTCGATGCTGTTATGGAGCGGGTCCTGGAAGAGCGGACTGAGGGCATGACGACAGAAGAGCGCCAGGCGTTTACCAAGCGGGCACATAAACTGGTGGATCATGCGCTGGACCGGGCCGACCCGCTGGACCCGAATACGCTGCAATACAACATGATCGGTGAGATCCGGGCGTATGAGTCACTGCGCACGCTGGCCTTCTCCGGTATCGCATCAGTGCCGGAAGTAGCTGCTGCGTTTTCCCGGGCACGCGGGGAGATCGGTATTCGCGAATTTCGCCGGGTGATCTGGGAAACGGCGAAAAACGGCCAGGAAATCCGCGAGACGGCTCGTATCATCGGTGCGTCGCAGGATGACATGGGTGCTGCCATGGCCACAGAAATGTGGTCGCGCTGGGAAGACGGCGGCAAAGGCCGGGTATTCCGCAACATGCTCCCCTATATGTTCAAGTTCAACGGCAACGACGCCGTTGTGAATTACAGCCGCGCCGTGTCGCTGAAAGTCGGCATGCGGTTCCTGGAAGAAGCGGCAGCGGAAGCCCAGAAGGGGTCCAGTCGGCATCAGCGCTACCTCGATGAGCTGGATATTGACATCGCAACCGTGCAGCGGTTCCAGGAGTCCGTGCGCCGACACGGCACCCAGAAAGCCATGGGCCGTCGGGGTAATAGCGGGGCTGCCCGGGATGCCAAGAAAGTCCGTGACTCACTGAACACGTTCATTGATGAGTCGGTGTTGCGTCCCAATGCCTCCGAGCGCCCCACCTGGGCCAGTCATCCGGTGGGCACGTTCATCTTCCATCTGAAGACGTTCGCCTACAGCTTCAACAAGCGAATCGTTGGCGGACTGGCCCGGGAAATGGAGACCCGTATCCGGGAAAACCCGGATGACCCGGTCACGGCGGCAGCGGACATCCTCTATATGACGGTGCCGATGTTGTTCGTGTTCATGGCGTTCGGCGCGTTGTCCGATGAGCTGCGTAACCGGATCAAGAGTCTCGGGCACGACGGTACCTGGGGGGCAAACGACGGCAGCATCCTAAAGACCACCGGCAAAGCGCTGGACCGCACGGGGCTGTTTACCAGCATGCCGTTCTTCGACCCGGTGATCGACACGCTGGCGGGGAACCCGAATATGTACAGCGCTTCCTTTGGCGCAGGTCCCACGGCCAGTCATCTGTGGGACCTGCTGGGGGATAAAGGCATTACCCGGAATGAGCTTGTGCGCTCAATCCCAGGAATATCGCAGACGAACAGTTTGCGGTCGGCCCTGTACGAGTGATGTGGTAAAATATAGGCATCACCTATTTGGAGTCGAGCCACAGTATGACGCTTACAGGAAGCCCCTTGGAAAAGATTGCCGTCAGTGTCGCCGGTATGCTTATTTTCGCGATCGTCGTGTCAATCGCAGGATGGGTTTTCTGGGTCAGCGATGTGGCTGCCAAAATGGAGCGCCACCTGGATTCCTATTCCAAGCTGGAAATCGAGGTGGAGGCCATTGACCGTAATGTAAGCGCGGTCAAAGAAGCCATTATGGTTAACCGCGAGCGTCAGAACCAGCACACAGAAGCGCTCTCTGAGATCCGTACCCTGTTGTACTCGCAAATCATACCCAATGAAGCAGGCTGATTATTTTGCTCTACAAGAGCTGATCCCCCCATCTATCTATGCGGAGCGGGGGAACGCGGCGTGGCAGCTACTCGATAGCCGTATGCTGGCGACTATCGACCAGCTTCGTAAACGCTTCGGGCCGATGTTCATCAACACCTGGTTCTCGCAGGAGCTGGCAGAAACTTACGGGCACCGGACACAGTCCGGCCTGCGCACCCCTGAATTTTGGATAGAACAACACGGCGAGATTGAGGGGGTCAACCAGTACCTGCTCTCCTACAGCCAGCACAAGTATGGCCGGGCTTTTGACGCGCTGTTCCGGGATGCCCATGCGACCGAAGTGCGTAATGACATCAGGAAGTTCCCCGGACGGTTTCCTTACCTGACGGCAATGGAGACCGGGGTAAGCTGGTTCCACGGCGACGTCCGCAATGTACGCCCACTGATGGAGTTCTCCCCATGACCTTTATCCGCCAGGAGAATTTCGGGGGCATCGCGCCAAAAGTTGACCCCCGACGACTGTCTGACGAGTTGGCCCAGGAGGCAGAGAATTGCCTGTTTGAAGAAAACACCTTGCGGTCCTTGCGCGAACCGGCCACGACCGGGGCGAACCTCAACGTTGGTACCGACACCATTTTTCGTTATCAGGGCGCGTGGCTCCAGTTCAGCGAGCCGACACACGCGGTCCTGTCGCCTGTGGTGAATGACGTTCACCAGCGGGTCTATATCACCGACAGCACGTACCCCAAGGTGCGCTCGGGTGCCGGGGTGTATCGGCTCGGGGTCCCTGCGCCGGGCACGCCCACCGTCAGCGGCCCGGTCGTCATCGAAGATCCGGATACTCTGGTGGAGGTGGAGACAGTCTACTACGTCGTGACCGTGGTAGATGGTTTCGGTGCAGAAGGGCCGCCGTGCCTGCCGACAATCGGCAAACTGCGGAACCGCAACGAACCGCTGTCCGTCACCTTTACAACCAAGCCGTCAGGGGATTATAACCTGGGCGCTGGTGCGAAGCTGCGCATCTACCGTTCCAACAGCGGTACCGAAAGCACCGTGTTCCAGTTCGCCGGGGAAGTGCCCTTTTTCAGCCAGGGCTTCACCGATAACGTACTGAATGAAGAACTCCAGGAAGTGCTCCCGTCAACGACCTGGTCAGGGCCGCCGGATGACAACAGCTCGTTATGGCCGGATGGACCATTGCAGGGTATGGAGTACGGCCCAAACGGTATTCTTTCCGGGTTCAGCAAGCGCACCGTGTATTTCTCGGAACCCTACCTGCCCCATGCATGGCCTACCGAGTACAGCATCACGATCCGCGACGAAATCAAGGCCACGAAATGGATCAGCGCCGGGCTGTTAGTGGTAACTAACGGCATGCCCGTGCTAATTACCGGGGCGCACCCGGCCTCGATGACGGTCTTTGAACCTGAGAAAGGCTATGCATGTAGCTCGGCGCGTTCGCTGGTCGACATGGGCGGCTGGGCCATCTACCAAAGCCCGGATGGGTTGGTTGCTGTAGAGGGGTTAAAATTCATCCTGCTGACAGAGGAGTTCTATACGAACAATCTGTGGCGGGGGCAGGTGCCGACAAACAGTATCGGCGGCAACAGTGAAGGGCGTTATGTCTTGTTCTGGGACAACGGGGCGGGCGAGCGCCAGGGGCTGGTATTTGACCCGCTGGCTGGGAAGAACGCGATTACAACAACCAGCTTGTACTCCGGGTTGGCGTATCACGATATGCCTACGGGTAACCTGCTAGTGCGCGACCCGGACAGCAACACCGTGGCGGTATTTGATGCAGGCGGCAAACTGCCATATGTCTGGCGGAGTAAAGTCTACACACTGCCGACGCCAACCAACTTCGCTTTCCTGGAGCTGGTCGCGAATGACTATCCAGTGCAGGTTGTCCTGAAAGCTGGTGATCGGTGGGGGCAGATCAATACCGTGTTCTCTGGCAATGTCGCAGAGCGCATCGTACCACTGCCTTCGGGCTTTGAATCCTTGAGCTGGTCGATCGAAGTCAGCGGGACGCAGGAGATCGTCTACGCAGGGCTTTATGAGGACTTATCAGAAATCGGGTAGAGATATACGGGTGTTTGGGTTTATAATATAGGCAGCGCCTATAGTCAAACATCCAGAGGGACCTCTTATGCGACTTTCTAACGCTGCGGCCATCACCGCTCTCAATGCTGTTGCTGCTCTCCCCGATAACGGGGAAATCAAGGTGTATACCGGATCTGAGCCCGACACGGTCGAAACGGCAGCGACTGGCACGCTGCTGGGCACGAATACCCTGGCGAGTGACGCCTTTCCCGCCGGATCTGACGGCGGCGGCCTAGCAACCACGGCTGCCAATGCCATTGGCGATGACGTCGATGCCGATGCCGACGGTGACCCGGGGTATTTCCGCATCCTCGATAGCGGAGGTACGGCGATTCTCCAGGGCAGCGCAGGCGGACCATCGAACCCTACCCGTGATCTGGTCTTCGACAAAGACACCTTTGTCGCGGGGGACGTGGTCAAGATTAACTCATTGACGCTGCGGATGCCCGAAGCCTAACTCGCACAGGAGAGACCCCATGGACGCATTCTTCGTATGGCTGACCACGTGGTTCCGCAAATTGACAGGCCAGGCTTCTAAGGAGCCGGAAGCGG